TTGTCAGCACCCCATGACTGTCTGCGCGAGAATGTACAGAATGAACATGAACGTGATGCCAGCAACTGCCAGCACCATCTCGCCACGCGCCGTGAGTTTTCCGTGTTTGAATTTCACAATGTTGCCTTTCGTTGTGACCTGTCTCATCAGGTGCAGTGGGTCAGATCTGCACGACGGCTTGCGCCGTTTCGACTTAGGCAGTTACGCGAGAAGCATCGAGGTCGCTTTGATGGATGCGAACGAGAGTGCGAACGATTCGAACGGCAGAGAGTGCTTGTTCAACTGCTTCGGTATCGAGTTCAGCGGCTTCGAAGTGAAAGATGATTTCATCGAGTTCTGCGATTGCACGCAGAGAGTGTGAGAGCGATGCAGAAATTGCTGATGCGATTCGGGCTTCGGTTGGCTTTGTGGTTTTCATTTTGTTTCCTTTGTTTTAGTGCCGAAATTTTTTCGACAAGAACAAAGTTACGCCATTTTTTGACTGTCATGTGCCAATTTGGGCAAAAATCTCAAAACGTTATCAAACCGTTATATTCAACGGCGTGGCACTTAGAGCGACTCCCAGCCTTCAAAGTCAAACAACTCCGCAGCGATGGCAAGGTATGCCGCGCCGTCAATGTAGGAATCAAAGTTTTCAGGGTTGCCAGCCAGTCGCGCCAGTTTCAAACCTGCCATGCACAATGCCACCTGCGACGGCAACACTTCATGACCAAGAATCACCGACCAGATTTGGGCGATGCGCACATGGTTCAGCAGTGGGCTTCCATGCTGGCCGTTGCGGTCGCCATAGGTGAGTTGCTTTGCCTCGTCGAGAATGTTGCCACGTTCGACAGGTGGGTCTTGTCGGTAATGGTGGGTCATGCGAGTTGCCCTTCCTGCTTGTCGAGTTGGTGCTGAATGCGTGCCGTTGCTATCGCCACATAGTCGGGGTCTAGCTCGATGCCAACAAAGGTGAAACCCTCAATGACCGCGCCTTTGCCGGTTGAGCCTGAACCTGTGAACGGATCAAGGACAGTTCCACCTGGCGGTGCGATGAGTTTGACGAGGTAACGCATTAGGTCTGTTGGCTTCACTGTTGGATGATGGTTCTGCCTTGTCGGGTTCACATAGGTTCGGTCAGGGCATTCGCAACCTTGAATTGTTGAAGCACTGCAAGTGGCGCAGATACGAGCTAGACCGTTTCCTTTCGCGCCGATTGACTGACCTTCAAACCCATCCAGCCCTTCATTCCTGTCACGCTTGCTGGCTTTCGCGCAGTAAAAGAATCGGGCAGGTTCGCCGAGTAGTGCGGTCACTTCGTCACTGCCATCATGAATGATGTTCGCAGGGAAACGACCTTGACTGGTCACAGTGTATTCAACAGAACCATTTGCGTTGTTGTAATTGTTGCCACGAATGTCGGGATAATTGACAACCTTTGTTTCACCAGTGCCACTGCCAACCCTTGACCCGTCAATGTTCAAACCGCCAGTGCCGAACTCCAACACATTGGCGGCGACAGTGCCTATGAGTGGCTTACGGGCGAGAACGATTGGTTCGTGTGCAGGTTTGAGGGCTGTCCCCCAACCTGCCCACTGTTGGGCTTCGGGGGTTGCTGGTGCAGTAATGTCAAGGGTTATGGATTCAGTGATACCGCCTGGAATGATACCATGACCGCTAGTTCCTTCAATTCCCTTTGTCCCCCCCTTCGTTCCAATAACTTCCCTGTTCTTGAAGTTTTCACTTTCAATGGTTCGTTGACGAATCATCTCCTCGACCCAGTCAGGAACTTCAGGTAAACTATCACGCAGTTTGTCAAACATCTCGGCGGTGGCAACTGTTGGCTGTTCTTTGTCGGTCAGATAGTGGTTGCCCATGTTGCTGTCGGTTAGTTCGTTGACTTGTTTTGCAGTGATACCAGTTGAACGCATCCAAGCGGTGAACTTCAAATCTCTTTCACGCCTTGCAACTGCAGCGTCAGTCTTATCTATCGCCTTTGACACATCCAGCGACTTTGGAAACCCCGAACCATAAAGCCACATAATTTGGTCACGAATCTGAAACCCAGCATCTTCAATGGCAACTGCCATGCGGTGATAGGTGCGCGATCCACTGAACGCCAACAGGTGACCGCCGGGCTTTAGCACTCGCAGTGCTTCAGTCCACACCTCAACATTGAACGCGATGCCCGTACTGTCCCACGACTTACCCATGAACCCGAGTTCATAGGGTGGGTCGGTGACGATTGAGTCAACGCTGTTGTCGGGCATGGAACGCATCACGTCGATGCAGTTTCCGTTGTGGATTGTGAAGGTCATCTGTTCTCCCCTAGTGCCATCAGGATTCCCTGTTCTAAACTTATTTTCGGCTCATAGTAACTGAGCATGAAATCAGGGTTGCCAACACGATACGCAACGCCGACTGGCTCAGCAGTCAAGTGTTCAACTGGAGCGTGATAGCCAGAAGCCAGCATGACCAGTTCGGCCAGTTGGTTGAATGAGGTTGCTCGACCGCTGGACAAGTTCGACACTTCAATGCCTGCATCAACGCCAGCCATCACCGCGCCGACAATGTCGTCAATGTGAATGAAATCGCGCACCTGATTGCCGTCGCCCCACACTTGAAACGGTGACTGTCGGTTCAATGCTCGCTCAATAAACTTCGGGAACGGATAGTTCAAGTCTTGATCCGCGCCATAACCTGAGAACGGTCGAAACACCGACACTTTCAAGCCTTGCTCTCTGGCGTGACTTGCCAACATCTCGCCGGTCAACTTTGCCCAACCATAAGTCAGGTCAGGATTGCCGATGTTGTTCAAGTCAATGTCAGATTCAGACAAGCGACCTTGCCAATTTTTTTCCTGCATGGCAACTGGGTAGGCTGCCGAGCTGCTGAAGTAGACGATGCGTTCAGGTCGGGTGCGTAATGCCCAGCCGAACATTTCCGAGTCAATGGACAGATCAACCGCCAGCGCCAGCGGTGAGCCTTCAATCATTCGTCGACCACCAACAACGGCAGCCAAGTGAATGACTAGGTCAAACTTGGTGCTGTCGGTTCGAAAGAAGTCGCGTGCATCTGTTCCATTGACAATGTCAATACCGACAATGTCATGGTTGCTGTCTGCGAAATGTCGATGGAATGCTCGACCGACAAACCCAGCATCACCTGTGATGAGTATTTTCATGCGGTGAGTCTTTCAAGTAGTTGGCGGTATTCGTCACTGATAATGTAGTTGCGAAATGCTTGCGCATCTGCGCTGTTGATTTCGGCCGAGTTCACTTCTTGATACCCGGCATCCCATTCGCCTTTGCCTGCTATTGGATGCAAATGCTCGATGACAGTTTTGGGCAGGTAGCGAATAGCGTTTAGGTCTTGACCTAGTCGAAGCCAGAAGTTGTCTAGGTACAAATGAGCGAACCCTTCAGGGATCATGCCACCTAGTTCCTCAACAATGCTTCTGGTCATTCCGATTGCGGTTGGCAGTTGTTCTCGCTGGAATAGGTCATCGCCATAGACAAGCCCTGCGCCAAGTTCGTCAAGGTTTTTGCGCCACACTTTGTCCCAATGAAAAGTCCGAGGTCGATGGTCATCGCCAAGAAAGATGAAATATTCCCAGCGTTGATCTGTGACCAGTTGCCTTGCGGCATTGTTGAGTGGGTCGGCCATGCCTTTGCGACCGCGCTTGAAGGTCAGCACTTCGGTGAAGTTGTTTTCAAGCGATAGGTATTGCTCAAGTGTTTCGTCATCATCGTCGACCACAACAAATAAACGCGCCATTGTGTGAGTGTCAATGAGTGACTGTTGCAGTTCTTTGATGTTGTGCGGTCGGTGTCGACTTGGCACAATGATTGCGGTGTTCATCTTTGCTCCCCTGCTAACACACATAAGTCTCGCCTGACATCGTATCCGTCACCCATCACGAACGACACAATGCCTGTGGGTGATTCCATACCTGCCCTGTCTTTGAACCAAGGCGAGCCACCATCCATCGCCGGTGTTTGAATCCACAGCCGTTCACCAACCTGTGCGACTTTGAAATGGTGATAGTGGGCAGTCAGAAGCACATCGGCGTTGCCGACTGATGCTCGACCTATGGCTTGACCTTGCCACCATTTGACCGCATCACGCGACTGATGCCCATGCGCCATGCCTAAGAGCTGACCGCCAGCCAACACTGCCAGTGTGCCTGCATCACGTTCAGGGAAACGAAACTCGACATGACCAAGGGCAGGGTTTTCGGCGCAGGCATCGGCAACGGCGCAGGCGATTTCTATCTGCCACGAATCGACAGGGTCGGTGATGGTGACTCTGTGTGGCTCGTCATGGTTTCCTGGCACAACCGGCACAACCAGTCGCTCGGTGAGTGGTGCGAATGCTTTGATCCATGCCAGAAGCATCCGCCTGCCAAGTCGCACCTGTTGAGTCACGGTCAGGTCACTACGGCCAAGCACCTTGCCGTGTTGGCTCACGCTCCCCTCAATGCAATCCCCGAGCTGTGGCAGTATCACCTCGCCAATGTCACGGCCAGCCGAACGCAACTCGCGGTGACGTTGCACCGCCTCGTCAATAGCGTTTAGCGAACGGCGCACCGAGCCTTGCGAACCGTCGCCAGCATCCTTGCCCCACTGGGTGTCGCCAATGGCATACACAGCCGACAGAGAGCCTGTGAACGGCTTCAAACGGCGGTCAGGTCGCCAAGCCTGAACGTGGGTCAGAAGTGCCTCAAAGTCGCTGTCAGAGCCTTGTAGGGCTATCTGCGCAGGGACAATGGAAACGCGAGCAGATTCAAGCCATTCGCCATCCCACCGTTGCCACCTTGATTTGCGCACCGAAGTCACGCGCCACTGATTAGGGTCAAGGTCAAAGTCGGAAAACAAGTCAACTGCATCAGGCAGGTCGCCAGCGGTTCGTGGGGTAGAAACAAAAAAACCACCCGAAGCATGGTCAACCTCAAGGCGAGGTCGCCACGCTTCGGGCGTGTTCAACATTTTGGCATCACTGCCAGACTTGCCAGCCGAAGCCAGCGCAGCCAAATCATCAGAAAGTTTCATGGGCAAATACAACCATTGCCCTGACCGCGACGACGGTGGCGTGCCACAGTCACATGAGTCATACGGAAACCACGATCAGATAACACACGAGCAATGCCAGATGATGTGACATTCGGATTGTCCAGCGCAGACAGCAACGCCTGCGCTTCATCGTTGGACAGTTGGGAAAAGATACGAACAAAAGAACAGCAGTTGGAATGGCTCGACGGGCGAACACTCAACTCATTCAATGAAGTGACAAAGTCCATGAACCTAGACTAAAGGTTTAGGATGTACAAGTCACTTAGCGATGTGTAGGCGACTTCAAGCCGAAAGCCGAATCCTGCTTATCAAGGTAACGATAGATGACAGGAAGCAACGACACCCACACACCGTTCGCGACCTTGTGCCAGTCGCTAGAGGTGAAATCGAAAGGTGACTTGCCGAGCATCACGATTGCGTTCAGGAACACTGTTGCAAAAGCGATGCCGTAGGTGGTCAGAATCTGTTTCGTGGATTGTTTCATCGCCATCACCTATTCGGGAAACTTGTTGAGTTGCAGGTCTACATCGTTGTACTGACTTGCCCAGCCGAGAACCTTCTTGCCCCAGTGGGTGACAAACCAATTCAACGGCACTTCGCCAATGTAATCGGCAGTCGGCGCATCAGTAGAAATGACATAGCCTTTACGGTTCGACTGCAAGCACACATGACCATACAGGCCACCATCAAAAAAGATGGGCGCACCGACAGGAATCTTGCTCATGTCAGTATGGCGATGCTTGACAGGCACATGATCCCACGCATCCTTCGCCGAGGCATACTTCACCGGCAAACCCCAAGCATCCTGACACGTCTTGTGACAATGCCCAGTGAAACCACTGCGATGTTGAAGCATCCATGCGTGCATA